TTGAGTTTTTAAATTGCCAACAGATTCTCGGTAATAACAACAAGGCTTGACTCTACTATCTGTATTAATCATCATTGATATCCACGGAATAATACAGAAATTTTTATTTTTAAAAAGCATTTCTTTTTGTCGATTACTTTGATTTAATAAAAAGTTTATTTTTTCTTTGTTAAAATTTTGCTGTCCGGTAAAAGATTTAACGTCGGATGTTTTTTTATCAAATTTTCCTTGACAAGGATATACCCAAATTGGATTGTCGTCGTGGCTATAATGCTCTAAGACAAATTTATATTCGTTTTCTATATCTTTATTAGTAGTAATAAAACATACAAAAAAATTTGGAATATCAAGATCATTGATAACATTTTGTAAACTTTGTATTATTGCCCCGTGTTCTGTATTACTATAGTAGTCATATGTTGATTTAATGATAATACGATCATTGTTACTATACTCTGTTTGATGTAACTTTTTTAAATCTATCCAGAGATCGATCCAAAAATCTCCGTATTGGTCACAATCAATAATCCCAACAACATTGTGTTTTGCCGAAAGGTCATGTATACAGGATTCTATTGTTTTCATAATATTATATATGGTTAATTTTTAATTGGGTCAAAAAATTAGCAGCCATAAAGACTGCTAATTAATTTTATATTGTTATTTTTTTGTTATTTTTCATCTTCTGCTAAAAGTTCGTTTAGCATTGCTTCAAACTTGCCTTCAAACGCAGCCATTGGGTTGTCGCCATCTGCACTAGCAGCATACTGATCTTTTTCTCTATTTAAGTCGTCGCCACTGGCAATCACAGCATCAACATCTTGTTCCATTTCATCTGGGCTGTTGCTGTACTCGTCTTGCATTTCCATTTCTGGTTCCATTGGCGCAGGCAACGCCGGTGCATCTGCTGGATCTGCTGCAGACATACCAGATAGTTTCAAGATACTCAATAGTTCTGCTGCTTCGATGCCTTCGGCACTTACCATAATTGCTTCTTCGATTTCTTCGTTGGTTTCTTCTTTGTCTTCTTTGTCTTTTGCGGCTTTTTTCATTGACTCTTTTTTGTCGCCATCTTTGTCAATGTCCAAAAAGTCTGGTTTTGCTTCATTTACTGATTCAAAGTATTCGTCGGCTTTTTCTTTGCCATGCTTTTTGGCAAACTCTTCTTTTGACATTGTTTCTGCATCGTCGATCATCTTGTCGCTCATTTTGCCTTCGTTCATGTCCATGTCATGGTGTCTACGGAAGTCTGATACAAAATCTTCAATCTGATCTACATCTAAATAACGAATCAATTCGTCTAGTACTATTTGATGCGACCCGATCTCGTTAATCAAATCATAGATCGGAGATGCTGGTTCGCCTACTGCTTCAACTGCTGGCTCAACATCAGCATCGGCGGCGTTGTCAAAACTTTCCAGGATAGCAAGCATGCTACCAGTTTCTTTTTTGTTGTTAATTGCGTTTTCGCTAGTACCATTTTCTGCTGCGTCAAACGACGATAATAATTTTTTAAAGTCCATAATAATTCCTTACCCGGGTTTGGTTATTGTATACTGTTATATTTATCTATTGTTAGTCTAATTTGATTCTAAGACTTATAGCATTGTTGTTTCCAACAGTTGGCACTGGCTTCATTAATTCTGAAGCATTTATAGTGTGCACGTTAACAGGTTTTTTGTAGTTGCCAGTGATATTTCCCAAGTATTCTGTTTTAGACTCATCTGACATTTTTACTTGCCAGCAATTGGGCTTGCTGTACCAGCAGGCAAGTCGTTTGTTGTTTTGGCTTTTTCTTTGTTTTCTGCTTCAAACTCGTATTTTCTAGTTTCTAGTTCTTTGAGAAAATTGCTGTTGTATTCGTCGCCAAATGCAGCATCTGTTTTTTCATCTTCGTAATCGTTTGCCAACAACGGCTTGTATTCTTGGTCTTTGGCATCAGCAGCAACTTCTCTTGCAATTTCTTCAGGGTCATCTTTGTTGACAACAACAACGTGACTCTCTGGAAATTTTGTAACTTCTTGCATGATTGCTGCAATCTGCTGAGGTGTTGCTGGATAATTAGTAGAAATTTCTAAAATGTTAACTTCACTGTTGGTTACACTTTCGCCAAACCCAGACGGTTGTTTTTGGATTGGTGTTTTTTTAGGCTTGCTGATACTGTCTAGCCCAAATCTTTCCATGTGATTTTCAATTCTATCAATGTGCTCGTCGGTTAGTTCGCCAGCCACTTTTACCCGGAACTGGTATGTTTTACTGCTTTCGATTAAAAATTCTACAAAACTTTTCATATTAAATACCTCTATATGACTATTTACCAGTTAGACACTTAGTTATTATTGTTGTTGTCCCTTAACATTTCCAACAATGCATTTCTGTCTAACTCTCTTGCACTGCCTTCGTTTTCATTGTCGTCATTGAGATTGGCTTGTCTTTCTTGCAATTCCAATCTACGCTTTTTGAGATCCAAATCCAGTGCCTTGAGTTTTTTGTCAATTTTGTTTGTTTTTGCAGTTATAGCATGACCCATTAATTTGGTTGCTGCTTCAAAGATTGGTGCGCTAAACCTGGGTTCAACGTTCATTCCTAGATCCATTAAATCTCCATAATGATCCATGGCCTTGGTTGCTAGTTCGTCCATTTCCTTATCACTAGTACTTAGGTCAGTGATATCTGCATTGGGCAATTGTTGATCTATTTCTTCAAGTGCTTGCAACCCGTCAGCATATTCCTCAACGTCGGGCTTTTCTGTTTCTGGTAATTCAAAAAGTTGCTCTAATTTTTTTGTCATGCTAGTACTTATCTACGTTTGCCGTGGTATATATCATTTTCAGTGATCACTCTAAATACAATTCCATTTTGCTTGCACCAAGCAGTAGCAGCCTCCCATTTTGCATAGTTTACTGCAACGGCTGCCTTGTCACGCTGGCTTTTTGCATTTTCCATAGTGGTTTGGCTTTTTGGCTTTACTTCGATTAATTCTGCTCTGCGCTTGCTGCGCTTGTCTTGGTACACTATAAAAAAATCTGGCACATAAATTGTTTGTTTGCCTGTCAGTGGATTTCTATATGGTATATTGATGCTTTCACTTGCCCACTGCACCACACTGGGGTGATTGTCGCAAAATTGCATAAAAGTAAGTTCCCATCCACTACGATAAGTTGGAGATTTTTTTCCTGCATACTTGTCTGGATTGGTAGGCTGAAATTTTCCTTGTGCAAAATTACGAGCCATATTAACTTCTTATGTTTCGCAGTGCATTGCGTGACGGAGTTGTGCTAGCAGCAAAGCCAATTTTGCTGGTGTTTCTTCTAGTGCCATTGAACAAGCCTATCAACGCTGCTTTGAAACTTTCGTTCTGATTGTATTTTTTAAAATCATCCAACACAACCATTGGATCAACATTGTTTTGATAGGTTACCTCCAACAAACTAGTTGCCAAACTTCTTGCTGCTTCTTTGTTGTTGTTTGTCCTTGACAAGAAAAATGTGTATACTGCGTCATACTGGTTGCCGCTCACCGGAGATTGGGTATTGTAAAACTGCCCAAAATATTGTTCTTGAGTTAGACCATTGCTTTGTGATTGCGGAAGATTGGTTGCCATTGGCTATCCTTTATACATACGGAGGTTTGGTTACTCTTCGGTCAGTACTAGGAAGAGGAGGATACGAACTAACAAACAACTGTCTTTCTGCAGGAGTTAAATTGTTTGGTATTACAGGATCGATAATAATTTCGGCTGTGTTTTGTTCTGCGGACGTATACACTGTTGGTGCTCGGCTTGACTGCTGACTGCGCACAGCACTGTTGTTGTTACGAAGACTACCACTGCTGATATTTCCGCCATTGCTTGATACGTTGTTACTATTGAGTACATTAGAAGTCTGAAATACACTAGTGTTTGCAGGATTGGCAATTGATCGAGCAAACGATTGGGGAATATTATTGTCGCCCAACAGCCCATCTCCCAAAGACCTTGCGTCTGGGAAACTATATTGCCCATTCCCGCCGGTGAGTTGTATTTGGCTTTTGCTTTGATCGTATTGCGACGACTCAACTGGATTGTTGTTGTTTTTGTTATATTTAGGAACATTCCCAGTCAATGGATCTATATCTGCTGCAGAAGTACGACTGTTGGATAAGTCACTTGACTGTATTGCCGTATCGGGTGTAGTGAACCGACCATTTTCCAAAGATTCTACTGCATCTGCCGCTGTTAATCCTGAGTTTCGTCTAATTGACACATTGCTCATTCTTGTGCTTAGGTCCACACTTTCAAGCAAACTTTCGTTTTGGTCATAATTTTCTATATTGTTTTTACCAAAATCGGCAATCTGATCGGTTGTGCCTGCACTGTAAATTATGTTTTCGTACTCGACCGTCAACTTCAACGACATGATTTTAGCGCCTTCGCTGTATTCATGATTGTCGAATTTTGCGCTGTTAATCACCGGGTTAACTAGCAACATCTTGCTGTACTCAGTGTTTCCCATGCTGTATATTTCGATCTTGTTGATAAAAGGCAAACTGTTGCCGTTGTCAAGACCATATCTTCTATTTTGGCTATAGTTTGCATACACATCGTCAATATTCCATGTGCTGTTGAGTGTATAATTGCTGTCAGCATTGTAATGCTGATTGTATGCAATCCACATGTTTCTTATGTTGTTGGCAATGTCGTCGTGGAATTCCAAATCAATAGGCTGGTAAACCACACGTTTGTTTACTATGCGTTTTCTGTTGTATTGATTAAGTGTTTCAGTTTCAAATTGAGTTTCAGGAAGATCTGCTGCTTTTACCAATACGCTGATGTCTTTGGTCTCAATACCACGAAGTTTGCCAAGAAGGTTGTTAAAGGAAATGCTAACGTGAAAATTGAACCCGGTATACGGTGTTTTTGTATAACCGGGTTCTTGTGTAAAGGTCTTTGCTGCATGATGGTAGTCGCGAAGAGCAAAGCCTTGATTTCTTGGACTATTGAGATTGGCCATTTGTACCTCTCATTAACTACCGGTTGAGTTAACACCCACTGTTCTAGTTACCGGAACGCCTACACCACTTTCATCTGGCTTTTGTAGAGCGTTGTCGAATCTCAATACCATGCTGATAGTTACTGGTTCGCTGGTGTTGTATGCTAACTGGTTGTAGTTTACGTTCTGGATAAAGCATCCGTACAGTTCCCAAGTTTCTAATATACCTGGTTCACTTGCACCGTTGCCGCCGTCTAGCATTTCAAATTTGGTTTTGAACTTGTAGTCAATACCACTTGCAGCACTGGCTTGCTCAAAGAAGTCAAACTGTCGTTGTAGTTGTTCGCCTACAAGTCTGCTGACATTTCCTGCAGCATCATCACGAATGTTAACCGTAACATCTTGCCAAGTGTGACGCCCAGCAAGTCTTACTTTGCTGTTGTACACATCCAGTGTAATGTCATCAAAATCAACCTGTGGTCTTGAAATATCAATAACCTGTTTGGTTAGTTCAGTTGTTGGTTTGCTTACACCAAAGTTTTCAAACAGTACTCTAAAACGATACTGTAACTTTGGCATTAATAGACCCTGTGCACTTGCGCTTTGATCACTTGCAACAGGAACGGTAAATCTTGTTAAACTTGCGACTGCCATTTAAAATTCTCCTAAAACTTTTATAATAGTATTTATCTATTTCTTTAGACAATTTTATCCTTGTTTTGAATAGTTTTGCAAAAAGTCAAGAAAAAACCCCCTAAAATTTAGGGGGTTTTAACTTATTGTTGTATGGTATTAGTTTCCGCTAGCACCAGTGTTTTGAATTCTAACTGGAATGTATATAAACTCTACTGCTTTAACTGGCTCAATTGCAATATCGACATAAAGTTCATTGCGATCAATTCGAGCCGGGGTGTTGTTTGTGTCATCACATACTGCTAGATAATCGTACAACGCACGTTTTGCTACTAAGTCGTTTAAGAAACTATCAATAACACCTTGGACTTCGTCTCTAGTGATCTTGTCGTTGGGTTCAAACAAGAACGGACGCACTATCAAATCAAGTTGTAATCTAATATATGCCGTAAGTCTAGCAACGTTGACTCTATCTAGTGCACTAGGAACACTTGCTCTAGTTTTTTGTCCAAATGCAATAATTCCAGTTTGTGGAGTTTGCACAAGTGGGTTAACACGGTTTTCGTACAGTGTGTCCCTAACTCCTTGGCGTACACCAATTGATACAAATTCTCCGCTGTTGTTTAAGTAACCCAGTCTTGTAGCATTGTCTATTGTACCACGACGTTGCCCTGCTGGTGCAAACCACGGATAACTAACTTGATCACTGCGTATCATCATGCGCATAACAGCATAACTACTTGGCATAGCAATGTTATTTCCGCTTAGGTCACTTCCTAGAACCGATGGATACCAAACTCCTACATAAGGATCTGCTGTTACCAATGCGTTTTCGCCGTCAGTTCCTTGAAGACTAGAGTTTGATAGCCAGTTGGTTAATGCAGTGCCTTCGCTTGCTACACGCATTGGGCTGTCGCCAACTACAAATGCAGTTTGCTTTCTATCATTATTCAACTGAACCATATTTTGAATCAGTTCTGGATATCCAGGTGTAGCAATCAAGTTATACTGGCGCTGCTCTTCGCGTATAGATGTGTTTCCATCAATTGCTGCTTTCATGGCTGTAGCAATAACATTACGCTGTGCTTTACGTCCAAAGAACGCATGACCGTTTTCTCTTGAACCGCTTACACTAACCCATGTGTTCTTTTCAGTTGGTAGTACCTCACTAGAGTAGTCTGTGCTATTGAAGTGGTTAACCCGATATTCTTTTACGTTGAAACTGCTTCTTCTTGTGTTAAACAACAACATTCCTCTTGGATACAAGTTTGCTTTAGGTGCATCAAGATCCAGATAATCATTGGTTAATAGTGTTTGAATTTCAGTAATTTTACCACTGTTTACATCTGTGGTACCGTTGCCCATAAATCTTGCATCTGCAAACACAATACCGTTCTCTGACGTTTGGTCACTGGTGTCGACTTCGACCCATTCGTCGCTGCCTGAAACCAATTGATATCTATATAGTTTTGGATAGTTTTCCAAGTCACTGGTATCAATCCAAATATCACCATATGCTAGTGCCGATTCATCACTTTGCTGCGTTGGCTCAGTGGCACTGAATATTGGACCATTGGAATCGGTATTGCTTAGGTTAAAACCTCTAGCATCACTGGTTACATTTCTATAACCTTTCCAGTTGGTGCCGTCGTGTACCATAATGTCCGCTTCACCAGTCTCGCCCCAATACCATTTTTTTCCATTTGCTGGGTCAACACCAGGTGCCGTTGCACTAACTGTTATGTCTGTAATTCCCCAGTTACTAACAATAATATTGCTGCTTGGGCCCGATCTAGCATATGTGCTGCTGCTGGTAATGCCAGCATCTGCAAGAGGAGTTCCGCTTACTTCTGCTAGTTCAAGTACACCGCCTGCAGTGTGAGAAATAGCAACTTCTCCAGTTGCTAGTACGGCTGCACTAACATTGGTTAAGCCAGCAGCAAGAATATCTTCTACCATACTCGCTGCAGTTGTGCCAGTTAGTGTAATAGTAGTAGATGCGCTCATTGTCGACGAATTTGGTGTGCTGTAACTGATGCTGAAACTTTCGCCAATTTCCATTGTTGGACTGGTGCTCGAACCAGTGACTGTAGTGGCACCTGTTGCTAATCTGTCAAAAACCTTGTATGTTACTGTGTCATTAACACTTACATCGTATTGAACATACACCGACCCAACTGGTATGCCAGCGCCGCCTCTTAGAGGATCGTATACAGCATTAGCACTTTGGTCATTTTCGTACAGTGGTGCGCTGATCAGTTCCCAGTTACTGGTTAGACTGTTGTAACGCTTCACTGCAAAACTTGCACCATTGTTAACGGCAGTTGTCTTAACCCAAATACTCTGACTTGGTCTTGACTGGCTGTCTGCTGTTTTCCACTGTGGAACACTGGTGTGTGCACTTTGTTGCACTGCTGGACGATAGTATGTTCCGGCTGTGATATCCAAGTCAGTTAACGGTGTTCCGGTATCGTTTGCAATAATCATTGCACCGTCTGCTGTGCTGCCATCGCTTGCTGCTGTGTTGTCAATAAAGATTTCTAATTTGCCAGATGTTACTCCTGCAGTAATACCGGTAATACTTGCATTGTTAATATCTGCGGCAGTTGTTGTTACTGTTGTGCCAGTGAGTGTTACAACAGTTCCGTTGATCTCAATTGACTCCGAAGCAGTCATGGTAGGATTTGTATTGCCGCTTGTTACAGCCGGAATGCTGTTCATCCAGTCTGTGCTTCCTACTAGTACCCAGTCGTTGTCTCGGTTTTTGTAATACGTAGGCAATGCAGCATTAGTTCCAACTACTGCATAACTTCCAACTGATCCAATGCTTGCTAGCGGAACGCCGCCGGACAAATTTGCAGCCTCAGTAATTACAATTGGTGTAACAATATCAAATTCTTGATCTGTGCTATCCCATTTGAAAATCCCAAAACGTGTTGTTCCAGTTTCCAGCCAGTACGTCATGTCTGCTGGATCTGATGTTGGTCTGTTGCTAGCGCCGATCAGTTCGCCGAGGTCAATGTCTGCTCTTAGCACATATGCTCTGCTGGTTGTACCAAGCAAACTGTACACTGTTTGCAACCCGTATTCATTTAGTTCGTAACCATGAATAGGTGTTCCACTAGTGTCGGTGTAAAATGTCGGTGTTCCAAAGAAGTTTACCACGTCTCTTTGGCTTGTTAATACATAAAGATCGCCTGCGTTTTCTGCAAGTGTGCCCGATGCAACTGTACCTTGTGGGGTAGATTTGTTTTCAGCACTTGCGACAATCACAAGCGGAACAGTAGATACTGAGTTTGGAGCGTATTGACTTTCGTCTGTTATACTTACGTCAACTCCAGGAGATACTAATGCCATTTGTTTAGTTCCTTTTTTAATATAAGTATATTTAGCCAATCTTTCTTAAAATAGCGGTTTTTAAAAGAACCTTTAAAACCTTTAAATACATCATGACAACAAAAAACTGTGAAAACTGCAATAGACATCCTGTTACTGTGAATTATGTTCGCAACGGCAAAACCTATTATAGAAAAATATGCTATTATTGTACAAAAGAAAAAAAACAAGCCAAAGAACAAGTAAAGCAATTACTGAAAAAAAGTGGCTACAAGAAAAAAGCAATATGTGACCGATGCAACTTTGTTAGCAAAACACCAGAACAGATAAAAATACACTATCGAGACAGAAACTTGTACAACGTCTCATCTAATAATTTACGTAGTTACTGTATCAACTGTGTGATTGAAGTGAGAAACAATCCTGCTGCAGACAAAAGATCTATCATAGCAGACTTTTGATTATCTCTTTTTGGGTTTTGCTGGTCTACGGGCTTTGTTTAGTATTTTGGTCAGCAATGAACTTGGATCAACACGCTTGGTTCTTTTTGAACGGCGGGCTGCTCTTGCTGATGTTTTTGCCCTGGTCTTGGTCATTTGTATACGCTTGGCTATATCCACCGGAGCAAAACATTGTGCTATGTTGCTCACACGCTTGCCTGCGCGAGGCCCACTG